ACTTTTACGGCGTCAATATCGAGTCACGCGTCAAGGCTGACATCTTAGAGGTCGCCGCGTGGACGCAAGCACGAACGAAGGTCTTTTGCTATCAGACAGCCGACGCAGACGCGCTAGCCGGAACGCCGGGCAACGTGTTCGACGATATGAAGGTGCTAGGACACACGCGCAGCTTCGGCATCTACCACGCGACCAGTTCAGGCAGCGCGGACGGATATCTCGACGGCGCGTGGATGTCCAAGGGGCTCGGGTTCAATCTCGATGTTCCCGGCGGCGTCGGCATCTGGGGCCTTAAGGAGCTTGCCGGAATTTCCGGCGACAACATCACGCCGACCCAGGTTCTGGCCATGCAGGCGGACAACGGCAACGTCTACACCGACGCGGGCGGGCTGACCTTTACGAGCACGGGCATCACCGCTGCAGGCGTCCCGCAGTTCATCGACGTTACCACATCGGTCGACTGGCTAAAGCAGCGCACGCAAGAGGCGATCCTTTCGCTTCTCGTGGGCAGCCAAACGAAGATCCCGTACACCGACGGCGGTATCAATCAGGTCGTCTCAGCGTGGCAGGGCGTGCTCGACTCGGGCGTGAACTTTGGGCACTTGAGCCCAGACGACCCGCCGAAGATCTCGGCGCCGCTTGTTAAATCGGTCTCGTCAGCAGACAAGGACGCGCGAGAACTGACGATGACAGCGGAGGCAACACTTGCCGGCGCGATCCAAAAGGTAACCCTGATTTTGAATCTGAGCTTCTAGGCCGGACGAAAGGAAAGAAACAATGAGACAGTACAGCATTGATCACGTCGAGCTAGATTGGGAAGGGCTCGACCTAAAGGAAGGCCTGGCAGCAGGCTCCACAATCACCGAGGCACGTACCGCCCCGTCATGGTCCATGAAGACCAGCGCAAACGGTGAGGGCATCCGAACATTCAACCCCGATCGATCGGCCACGATCTCAATCTTGGTGAATCAGGAATCGAAGACGCATCAGCAACTTCGACAGCTTGCAGAAGACGATCGTGAAAATCGAAACGTAGTCGGGTCGATGGTGCTCAAGGATATAACCAGCGGCGAGCAGTTCACCTATCACAACGCGTTTATCGTCACCGACCCTGACGAAGTTCGTGCGACCGAATCATCTGATTTCACGTGGGTTTTCATGTGCGAGCGGATCACCAAAACGGTCGCCATCAATAACAACCTCGTGGGCAACTAGTGCGTCAATACTCGTCAGATCGCGTCATGGTGAGCTGGTCAGGTGTCCCGATGAGGGAAGGCCTAGCCGAGGGCTCATTCGTGGTGATCCGCCGAACGCGTCCAACGTGGACGCAGCGGCAGAACGGGATGGGCGGCACCATCCGCCTCTTCAATCCCGATCGATCTGGCGAGGTCGACTTTTTGATCAACAACGAATCGCGGACGCACAGCTTGCTCCTAGCGCTTGCAACTACAGACCGATTCACGCGCGCCATTCAGGGGCCGATCGTCATGGTCGACCTAAACTCGGGCGAACTGTTCACGTTCACAAACGCATACATTACCACCGAGCCCGACGAGCAACGGGCCACTACATCGGTTGAAGTGACGTGGACTTTCGCGTTCACGTCGATCGAGCACACACCAGCGATCCCCGCGCGTAACAACGTGGGCGACTAGAGAGCAAAGACATGAGAGAACAAAGCGAAGTAATCGACGGGATCACGTACACGACCACAACTATGCCAGCGACGCGCGGCTTGCAGATTCTGCCCAAGCTCGTCGACCTAGTGGGCGAGGACGGGATCACGCTGCTAATGGCCACGACAGACGAGGATCAGAATTCACTGATGGCCAACCGCGAGATCATGGCGGCGCTCGTTACGGGCATTGCATCACGCGCAACCGAGGGCGGGCTCCTAGTTCTGAAGGAGCTTCTCGAACTAACAACATGCGACAAGATCAAGATCGGTGACAACTACATCGAGGGGAGCGTCTACAAGAATTTTGACGATCACTTCGCGGGTCGTTACATGCACTTGATCAATGTCGCGGTCTGGGTGGGACGTGTTTCTTTCGGTCGGCCCTAGTACGAAAGCCGCTCAAGAAGTGGCAGACGTACAAGCGGGCAGGAGGACCGCGATCAGGCATACAGCCCGCGAACATACCCTGGGAAATTTACGTCGTGTGCTCGAACGGGCAAGGCATCGACGCAGGCGTATATCACCAGCTGTGTACGGTGATCGACATGCACGGCCTGATGGACTTGCTCGAAATGCACGAAGTCCACTCTTCGTGGAAGCATGCCGAGATGCTAAATCGGGAGTGGCAATCTAAGTTGCCGAAGGGATAGCGAATGTCTACAACCGTTGCAGAGCTTCTAATCAAGATGGGCGTATCCGTTGAGGGCGCCAAGGCGGCCGAGGGCGAGATCAAGGGAGTCACGAACGCTGCGCAGGACACCGACAAAAAGGGCGGCGGCGGAATTAAGAAGTTCGGCGCGACGGCCGGGAAGGCGCTGGCGGCGGTAGGCGTAGCAGCGCTTGCTGCCGGTGCTGCGATCTTCAAGCTTGTAGATTCGGTCACTAAGTCGGCCGATGAGGTGGTCAAAGGATCGAAGGCCGCGGGCCTTGGGACTGAGGCATACCAGCGCCTGAGCTTTGCCGCGAAGATATCGGGCACCGATATCAAGGCGATATCGATCGCATCGAAGACCGCGGCGCGAGGCCTGAACGACGCAGCGACAAAGGGAACGGGGCCGATGGTCGAGGGTCTTGAGCTTGTGGGGCTCAGGATCGAGGACGTGATCGACCTGCCATTCGAAAAGCAATTGGGCGTGTTCGCTGACGCGATTAGTGGGCTAGAAACCGAGAGCGAAAAGCTGGCGGCGTCTCAGCTCCTGCTAGGCTCGCGCTCTGGTCCGCAGCTTGCGACGCTACTAGCGGAGGGGTCTGCCGGGATCGAGGCGCTAGGGGACGAGGCAGCGCGCACGGGCGGGGTGCTAGGCGGCGACGCGCTCGCAGCTTCCGCCGAGTTCCAAGATTCGATAACGCGGATGAAGACGGTGATCGGCGGCGTGGTTAACACCGTCGGCATTGAGTTGATCCCCGTCGTCGAGGACATCATCAATCAGATCAAGGACTGGGCGCTAGCCAATGGCAGCTTGATCGCGCAGGACATCAAGAATTTCATCAAGAAAAGCATCCCGGTGATCAAGGATATCGCCGCGGCTGTGATCTCCGTCGTGACCGGTATCAAGGATTTGATCGAGGCGCTCGGAGGCTGGAAGCCGGCAATGGTAATTGCCACGACCGCCACGATCGCGTTCAAGATGGCGATGGCCGGCGCGCTCGGGCCGATACAAGCGATCGTTCTCGGGATCGGGTTGTTGCTTCCGGTGCTCGCAGACATGGCCGATAGTTTCGGCGATATTCAGGACAGGCTCGACGAGATCGACGCGGCATCAAAGAAGCTAGCAGGCGTTGGCTCTGGGTTTGAGTTCGCAAACGAGGGCATCGAACGGGATATACGGGACGCCGAACAGCGGCAACGCATCGCCGCGCATGCGACGACCACCGGGACCCCAGAAGCTCGCAGGACGGCGCGCGCGGGACTGATGCAGATAGGCGTGACGCTCAGTGACCTGAAGGCTGAGAACGAACGGCTACTGACAGCGCGCAAGAAGACCGAGGCAGGTCAAGCGGCAGATGCCGAGGAGAAGAAGAGCCGCGGCGCAGCGCGCAAGGAAAGGGCCGGCCGAATCGCCGAACTGGAGAAGGCCGGCAAACTCAAGAAGGGGAGCGGACTAGAAAAGCGAAAGAACGCTTTCCTGATGGGGAAGATCGACGAGTCCGAACTGATCGGCAAGCCCAAGCGAGGCAGGCGCGGCGGCGGCGGAGCCGGGCCCACAAAAGAGCCCGAGAGCGACGTTGCGCTCGCTGAGTCGCTGCTAGCTATCAGGACGGGCACGGCCGATCCCAAGCAGCTCAAGCAGGTCATACAGCAGCTGTCACGCAAGACGCCATCGTCGAAATCAATCAAGCCGACGGTAGCGATCGACTTCTTCAATTTCGTCATCACGCAAAACATCAAAGGGGCGAACCCCACGCAGATCGCCAAGGAATCAGCGATGGCGATCCGCGGTGAGTTCGAGAAGCAGACAGCCAAGGCCGGGCAGACCGTGCCCACGGGGATCGCACGATGACACTAGGCAGCGCACTGAATGGAATTCTGAAGGCCGAGTTCGCTTCGATATATCGGCTTTCTCGCCTGTCGGGGTTTCAGATCCCGATCACCACAGTGGCAAACTTCAAGCCGGGCCTAACGGGCAAGCACGTATCGATCGACCTGATAGACAATGAGGATGTGAGCGTGAATTACACGGTAACCGAGAACACGCTGCAGGACTTCTCGAACGCAACTTCGAACGTGCACCGGAATCTGCGAAGGTTCACTATTACCGGCATCATGGGATCGACGATTGACGCGCGTTCGTTTATCGGCGCTGGAGCCGTCGCCGCTGCGTCAATCTTTCGGAAGCGGCTCGACCTTGTGAGGATCGAGAATCTCTACAAGATAGCCGATCGCGGTGAGCCGGTTATGGCGATCACTCCGCGCTTTAGCTTGAAGCAGTGCTTCATCGAGTCGATCAACCGGCCATGGTCGCCGGACATCGGCCCGAATACAGAACTGACCGTTTCGTTTGTCGAGGCGCGCATCCTCGGGCCTGAACTAGGCGTCGGCTTGCCTGACTACGATTCTCAACTACCCGGCAATGGCACGCAAGCAGGCGGCGGCAACCAGTCCGGGGCCCCATCGAATTCTACACAGCAGCCGTCAGGCGTTGACGGAGTGGCGCCCGCATGAGCATCCTAGAATTACCCGTACAGGTCGGCGATCCTGCGATCGGCTTCACGTCCAATTTTCAATACACGATATTCCTAGAGGGCGTGCAATTTGGCCTCGTGTTCAAGACGAACAAGCCAGATGATTCGTGGTTCATGGACATCACGACGGTCAACTTTGAGCCGGTAGTGATGGGGCTCGGGCTCGCGGTAGGGCTCGACCTGCTGTTCCCCTATCGGAGCAAGGGCGCACAGATCCCGCCGGGCGTTCTGTACTGCGTCGACCTATCCGGCAACGGCAGCGATCCGGCCGTGGATTCATTCGAGAACAAGACGCACGTGTTGCGTTACATGACAAGCGACCAAGCCTTCCTGGGGGGCACATGATGATGCTACCCGAGTTTGCAGAAGCCCCGCGCGCCATCGGCGAACGCTCGACTCGCAGATCTCGCGCGGCGACGAGCGGACCTGACGATCGATCGTATATCGTCGATTCCGAGGCTGAGCCCGTGATCTCGGCGCGCAACGTGATCCACCATAAGCATCGCGGCTGTGTTGCTGCGCCCCTCCATCATCTGAAATTTGGCGTACTGAACGAGTGTCATCTTCTGTCTCTTAGTCATCTCGTGCAGATCATCTCGCGTTGTCTTCGCGTTGTCAAGTGGCCCGCAAGCTAAGCCATGCCCGTCCTATTCCCACGATACCTAAACGTCGCTGCCAAGGTGACGGTCAGCGACTTCTTAGGGTCGGTTAGTTTCGACGTGGAGAATCTAGACGGCGAGGGGCTCTACATGGAGTGGGACGTAGAGCGCCAACTATCGACGCAGGCCGATACTGGATCGGTGAGGATCTACAATCTCGGGAGCATTCAGCAGGGACTGATTCAGTCGATCGTGAAAAGCTCGCAGGGATTCGGCGGCAGCGCGATCGGCAACGTCGAGATCGCCGTGGGCTGGGAGCGTAAAACCTTCTCGCTGATGAAGGGCCAGATCTGGAAGCTGCAAGCCAAGCTTTACGAAGATCCTGATGTGGTCACAAACATCGAGTTCGGCGTGGGGCTCGCGTCCAATCGAGACTCGCAACCACTACCAACCGCGGTTGCTGAGACGTTCGTTACGGATTTCCTCGCGCTGCTGGCGTCGCAATTCAAGCCGCCGCGGCTTCTCGATGTCGATCAGGTAACGAGCGCCGTCGTTAGTTCGCCGAACGGACTAAGGGCGATAGCAGGGAATGACCCGAGCGGAACGCCAGCAAAGCAGATTTTCGATACCATCGTCTCGGGCCTTGGTCCGGGCTATTCGTGGGGCTACAACCAAAACGGGCTGATCGTTGTTTTTAACCGTGGCCTTTTGTCGATCGCACCGGGCACGCTTCCGCATATCGTTAGGCCTCGAACCGGGCTGCTAAGCTTCGCTGAGGAGGACAACGGATCGATCACGTTCGACGCGTTAGCTAATCCAGACATCGCGCCTGGCGGTATCGTTTCGATCATCGACCGATTCAACAAGCCGGTAGGGCAGCCCGTGATGCGGGTCGAGTCGGCCACCTTTACCGGGGACACGCGGAGCGGTAGCCTCATGTCGGCCGTTGCCAGGCCGCTAAGTGTGATCTAATGGGACGCGAACAAAGAACCGGAGTATACGACCTGCGAGAGAATCCATCTCTCGCCGATCTATTGTCCGCGGCAGATCGCTATCTGCGGGTCACTATCCGCACGTCGACCGTTGTTCGCATCGCGCCATCGCAGCCCCAGCCGCTAGGGTATGACCCGCTAACGCAGCTTTGTTCTGTGCTTGTTCAACAGCTCACGGTCACGAATAATCCAGACGTGCCGCAAGGGCCAGCGGCCACGGTTACGCAGCCGCCCGTGTTGCTGGTCAATGTTCCGGTAGCATGGCCACGGACGAGCGCGGGCTACCTGACTTTCCCGCTGACGATCGGCGATAGCGGCGAGCTAATCGTGCAGGATCGAAGCTTGGCCGAGTGGCGCAAGAAGGGTTACCCCGTCGACCCGATCGACAACTGGACCCACAACAGGGGCGACGGAGTATTCCACCCAGGGCTACACAGCGACATTGACCCGATCGATCCCGGCATCGGAACAGACCCAACGGCGACGGTCCTAGATGGGCCACCGCTCGCGGGGATCAAGCTCGGGCGGCAGGCAGTTGAGCCGATCCTGAAAGGTGCAACCACAGCCGCAGCGATGGCGGCCTATACATCGGCGGTCGACGTTGCCTATCAGGCCTGGCTGATCGAGGTCGCCAACTCGGGCGGAATTCCTACAGCCCCGATAAACGGGAAGCTTCTCGGAGTTATCGGAGCGGCGAACCTTGCACTGAAAGCGACCATCGGAGACTGGCCATCTACCAAGGCCCTGACGGAGTAACCCTATGGCAGACATCAAGATGCAAGGCGGCGACATGGTGATCGAGGACGGCGAAATTTCATTCGTCACGCATCAGCCGGCGATCGGCCAGCATATCGAGATGCGGCTAAGGACGTTCTTAGGAGAGACGGTGTACGATCAATCGGCCGGCGTTCCTTACATTCAGGTCATCTTCCTGAAGCAGACGCCGCTCGATTCGGTTCAATTCATACTTGAGCAAAACGTGCTGAGCACGCCAGGGGTAACGGGGATCGAGGAATTCGATCTAACGCTCGACCCGCTCACGCGCGGCCTGTCGGTCGTCGGTTCTGTTACGACGATCGATGGTGACGTAGATTTCGACGTTTCGCTCACACAAACACAAGGGTAGATCATGGCATTCGGACTCACCGCAAACGGCCTAGCGACACAAACTCAGTCAGAGATCTTTGACGAACTAGCCGCGCGCGTTCAGGCGCAATTCGGCACGAACACGAACGTCGACATTAGTTCGATCATGGGCCAATTGATCAACATCACGGCCGAGGTTCAAGCGCTCGACCAGTCAGAATTGCTCGCGGTCTGGCGGCGCTTCGATCCGAACAGCGCCGAGGGCGTAGCACTAAACGCGCGCGCGGCTCTCACGGGCTCGGTGCGCCGCGGTGCCACGTCATCAGTGGTCGATGGGCTGGCCGAGTTCTCGGGCGCGGGCACGCTCCCTAACTTCTCGCTGATCCGCAACGAAGACAACTCGACGACGTGGGAATTGATAAACGGCCCGCTCGTCTTCGCAGGGCCGGGCACACTGGTGGCCACCTATCGCGCCGTAGACACGGGCCCGATCCTGGCGAACGCGGTACCGCCAACTACATGGTCTGTGGTGACGGTCGTTCCCGGCTTCATCGGGTTCACCAATCCCACGGATGACGCGACACTCGGCCAGAACGAAGAGAGCGACGAGGACTTCAGGCGACGCAGGCAGCGCGAACTGTACTCACAGAACATCGGCCCGCTTCTCTCGATTCAGGGCGTCGTCTCCAAGGTCAACACGAGCAACGGGCGCGTGACTGATGTGCGCGTCTACCATAACCCTGCAGCGAATCCGGCCGACGCCGACGGGATACCGTTCAAGGCGTTCAACGTGGTCGTCGAGACTGACCCGCCGCTACCGCTTCCGCAGATACCTGGCCCCACAAACCCGCTCGCCCAGGATATCGCCGACGCGATATTCTCAGCGACTGGCGCAGGCGGCGAGAGCTACGGAACCAGTTACGGCGACACCACTACCATACCGCTAAACCTGATCACCGTAACCGATGCAGAGAACCAAGCGCAGGGCCCGATCGAGTTCGACGTTGTGGAAGATATCGACATCTTCATCGACATCGACATCGAGGTTTTCAGCAACAACGACGACGGCCCGGTAGTGCCAAGCGACCCGCAACAAATGGCCGACCTAATCAGAAGCACGGTCGCAACATCGCTGACGGGCGCCTTCGTGCAACTCGGGCGAGACGCACGCGCGCTCGATACGTCCGGCGTTATTCAGAGCCTGATCCTCGATGGCGAGTTATCAGGCATCAAGTCGGCGATCGTCGGTGTCAACAATTCAGGCGCACCCGCGGCGCTCGCCATCGCAAGCGTGGCACTGGCAGCGGGCACGGGCGCAGACTTCACGACGGCCGCCCCTCATGGTCTCGCCGTCGGATCGATTGTCGTTCAAACGGGCTTCACCGATCCAACATATAACGGGGTGTTTACTGTCACGGCGATCCCCGGCGCGTCTACATACGAGATCGCGGCGATCATATTTAGCGCCACGAGCACAGGTGCCGCCGAGGTGCTGATCGCAGGCGCGACGGCAACGATCACGATCCGGCAAAAGCCTGATTATGATACGGGCAACATTCGCGTGTTTATCGACGGGGGCGTCTACTAATGGCGGGCTGGGGCTCGGGTGCGTTCTGGGGCGCGTGTAGTCCTTGGGGGCTCGGTGATTGCGAGAGCGAGATCTGCGACTTCGTACAGTCGCGGATTCTTTCGCAGATGGATTCGACGACGGGCAATCGAGATTTTAGAGATTTCATGTGCATCGTCGCCGAGCCCTTCGGCAAGTTCGTTGATGTTGCGAAGGACGTTTCAGGCGCGTTCGATCTGAACACTGCGGTCGGGGTTCAGCTCGACATGATCGGAAGCGTGATCGACCTGCAGCGCTCGGGCTTCTCAGACGCCCGCTATCGATCCTTGCTCAAGATGCAAGCGAGCATCCTACAAGGGCAGACCGACGGAGACTGGACCGGCAGCGTCAATCAGATCCTTGCGATGGCGCGGACATTCATCGGCGGTACGGTAGGCGTCGACCCGCCGATCGTCTATACGCTGGTTCCACCCTACGCGTTCACGCTCAGCATCCCCACGACATTGACCGGCCCCGAATTCTCGGTTCTGTTTCAGATGTTTTGCCGGGCGCTCTATGCGGGCGTTCTGGGGTTCATCGAGATAGTGACGCCCGGCGCAAATCTATGGGCATCACATCACGGCCCGGTCGTCGACTCGGCGATCTGGTGCTCGCATCATGGGCCGACAGCCACACCGTGCGGGCAATGGTCGGCGGTAGTGGCGACCACTGGCTGCTAGGAGATAACGAAAAATGGCAA